CTCGGGAAGCCCAGCTGGTCCAGGAGGCGCACGCCGGAGGCCGGAGCCCCCGACGATACGATCAGGTGCCGTCGTCCGCCGTTGTTTCGCGCGTGGCGACCGACCGGACGTTGTCGGTCACCGGGATCCACCAGGTGCTCATCGGGCCCAGCTTGCCGTCCGCGTCCCGCTTGCGCCCCTTGAAGGTGAGATGCGCGCCATCGTTATTGAACTCCGAGACCTCGCGGAACTCGTCAACGGTTCCGTGCTTGTATGTGACGTCGACCTCGGTCGCCGCCGTCGTGTTGATTTCAGACAAGAAATTCGAACCCCCCGTGCATTGACGCCATGAACGCCGATGCGGAGACAACTCCGAAGAGTGCCGCCGAGATCAGGTCCCGTCGAATCCTTCGCCACAGAATCGTCATGTCGATGTCCCTCCCTTGCGGACCGCGCTGAGCGTCTTGGCCGCAGTTTCTTCGATTCGTTTGGTTCGCTCAGCAATCGTTTCGACGTGAGCCTCGAGCCGATCGGCACGTTGGACAAATGCCTTCAACTCTCCTGCATCGGTCGCGATCGATGCCAGGCTCTTTTTGATCTCGGGAACGGCGTCGCTCACCATGTGGGACTGCGCCGTTGTAGCCTTGAACCAGGTGATCACGTGAGGCACCAGCTTCCAGGCCACGAGCCCGAAGAAGACGAGAATCGAGACCGGAACGCCCACATTGTTCACTACCTGGATCCATGTCTTCGGTGAGGTCTGCGCCAGCTGGATCAGCATCGTTTGCTCCTTTTACCCGTAGAGGACGGCGTAGCCATCCTGGCCGGCGCCCGGCGCGGTCATTGCGATGAACCGGCGGAACGATGAGGTCGGGTCGTCGTGGCGGATTTCGATCGTGTCGTTGATGCTAACTGAAGGGATCGTGCCGTTCGGATCGCCGGGGTTGATCACCGTCAGCCAAGACCCTCCGTTGATTCTGTACTCGACAAGAGCAGAACCTCCTGGAAGGGCGGTCACAAGGTCGAGGTCGTAGTCGCCAGCAGCCGTCGCCGTGTAGACGTTCGAGATGGCGGCCGAGACCAGGGCCCCAAAGTTGAAGTCCCCGGTGAGCGCCGTCGTGACTGCAGGGTCGTATACAAGCTCCTGCAGGGCTTCCAAGCTGTCTCCCGCATCGTCATGGCGGGCAAGGGCTTTGAAGCGGAGCTCGCTCGGGATGACCCCGCTCTTGGCGATCAGGATGTCATTCCGAAGGACCGACCGGGTCGGCTGCACGTCGGTCTCGTCCTGCACCTGGTCGTCGGACCCGGCTGGATCTGCCCGAACCTCGACGTCGTAGGTCGTGTCGTTGACGGCGGGGAAGTCCGGGAAGAGCGTCGCGGCGTCCGTCGTGAGCGCTTCGATCTCCTGCTCGGTCCGGTAGTCGCGGCGCGTGAAGTCGATGAGGACCCCGTAATCGTCCGCGTCTCCGCCGATGCCCTCGAGCGAGACCGAGGCCGGGTAGGCCACCGTGTTGAGGATGAACCTGCTCGGCGGGTAGGGCCGCCGGAGCCGCTGCTGAAGCGTGAGCGCGATCTGCGTCGCGCCGAGCTCCGAGAGAGTGTCGGTGCGGGACTTCGGCAGCAGCTTCACGTGGACGTTGTTGCCATCGGGGAAGATCGCATCGGTGAGGTTGCCGCCGACGAACACCAGGTAGACCGGCGTGGCTGCGGCGTGGTCGGCCTGCGCTGTGTCCATCACCCCCCGGTAGACGTCGTTCAGCTGCACGTTGGCGCCCACGTCCTCGGCGCTTGTGGCAAGCATGAACTCGTCTCCGACGAGGATCAGGTTGTTGAGGTCGAAGCCGAGATTCTCGGCCGTGTAGGCGATGGCGCCAGGGCTGAACGCCGCCACCAAGGCCGCCTGGGCGTCCGGGTCCGGATCCAGGATCAACGTCGACAACGGGATCGCTGAGCCGGCGTCGAGCGACGAGAGGAGCTCACCAATCAGCATGAAGCCCCAGGCCTCGCCGGCGGGGTAGAACACCCCGGACGGCGTCCCGGAGGAGTGCCGCTCCATGATGTCGAACCCGACCGCCCGGTCTTGCTGCCGGCCGCCGCACCAGACGCGCGCTGTGAGCCCGTCGCCGCTCACCGCCAGGACCTTGCGCGGGGCCTCGAACGCCAGCTGCTCGTCCGAGGGGAATGCGCCCAGCGAATCCGAGGGCGGCTCCCAGGCCGTGGGGTCAGGGACGCCTCCGGAGGCCACGACGAAGCGGAACACATCCTCGGCGCACTCGAGGGTGATCGCGCCCTCCGTCAGCGAGCCGTAGTCCACCCGCATGACCCGCATCGCCATCTTGGTGATGCTCTTCTGCTCGTCGGTCCAAGCGATCACGTCGCCGCGGTTCACGGCGTAGAACTCCCGGTTGACCTTCAGGCGCACCCGGGCGCGCGGGTAGCTCAGCGTTCGAAGGTCACGCCAGGCGATGTTGTTGCCGAGGGCCGCGTCCTTGATCCCGGGATACTCGATCCGGATCGGGACCACCCGGCCCTGGATCTGCATGTTGGCCGGGTCCTGGGCCAGCGCCGGCTTCGGCTTAAAGTCGTTCGCCCGGTCGGTGTAGATGATCCGGACCTCGTTCGACGTGTCTTCCCAGGTGGAGCGCGTGTAATCCTCGACCTCCAGCACGTCAGCATCGGTCACCTGCGGGATCAGGTCCACGTCGTAGTCGGCCCGGGCGAGCTTGATCTCCCACTTGCCCGTCTGGCGGTTCACGCGAATGAACCCATCCATCTGGCGCTCGAGCTCTTCGAGGAGTGCCTCGCCATCGATCTCAGTCTCGATCTGCATCGAGAAGCCGTTGTTTTCGCTCGCCAGGACGGCGCCCACCGAGACCATCCCGGCCATGTCGATCAGCGCATCCGGGTAACCGAAGCCCCACTCCGTGTTCGTCAGGACCTCATAGGCGACGTTTGCTATGTTCGCGTCCGCGCCGTTGATGACGTCGTTGCCGCTGCCCAGCCCGAGGCCGTTGGGGATCCGGCGGGCCTTGATCTTCCATGGGGCGATCGTCGTGGACGTGCCGAGGTAGATCTGCCGCGTCACAATGTGTGCCGTCCCGCCGGCCCGCGGGGCCGCCGGCGTGGTGGCGGCCGCGATCGTCTGGAAGTCCGCCAGGTAGGCCGAAGGGGCCTGCGTCGGGGTCCCGACGTGGACCTCGAGCGTGCCTTCGATGCCGCCGTGCCCCATGCTCGTCCCACCAAAGAACTTCGGCTCGTCGATGAGGATCGTGCCGGCGCCCTGCGTGCCGGCCCAAAGCTCCTTCTCGCCGACCTGGATCTGCTCGATCTGGTCGATCTCTCCGCGGCACAGCATCAACTGCATGCCTGCGAAGTATTTGTAACCCGTGATGTAGCTCGTCTTCGAGAACATCCCCGTCTTGACCGTCTTCTTGATGGCCTTCTGCAAGAAGTCGCCCCACCAGAGGACGTTCGGCCCGGCGAGCATCACCGTGCCCCAGATGATCGGGACCGGGCGGTCCTCGTCGGCCGTGGGGAAGTTGAAGTCCCCCTTCCCCTTCGGGCGCGCATCTTCGAACTTCGGCTTCGATCGAAGGAACTCTGAAGCCAGGAAGATCGCTGCGAGGATCGCGGCCGTCAGGATGAGGCTCATGGATCGATTCCAGTCTCAAACGGGTTCTTCGGGGGCACCCATGGATACCCACCGAACTCGATCACGTTGTCAAACTTCGTCGCACAGTCGCCCGCGCCTGTCGCGCCGGATCGGTGGTCGCAGCCGGCCTGGACCTCCACGAGCACCCCGGTCACATCCTCGTGGAACGGCAGCAGGAGCGTCAGGTCGTTCCCGGCGTGGCTCAGGATCAGCCGGTAGTCTCCCAGGGTTGGGATGGACACCATCCCGCCATTGAACCACCCGTTCGCATAGGTGCCGGACAGTCCAGGGACCGTGATGATGTTCGCGTTCACGGCCGAGACGGACCCGGTGAACTCGAAGTCCGCCACGTCGAGGTTGACCTTGCAGGTGTCCGAAGCCCCGAGGCGGTAATTGCATTGTGCTCCGCTGCGGAAGCGCGGGATCGGCCGGCCGGTCTTGGCCGTGTTCCAGTAACAGGCCAGGGCGCAATTCTGGAAGTCGTTGGTGAACTTCAGGGACTGAACGATCCCCAGGAACTCCGTCTTGAGCTCCTCGTCCGTGTCCTCCCTTTGGTAGCGCTGGATCTCGATCGATGCGACCACGCCCGGGGGGACGCCGATATACATCGCGGCAAACTCGTTGAGCGCCGGGACGGTCACCTCGACCGCGTCGCTGCGCTCGACCGAGACCATGATCGACGTCCGCTCGATCGAGATCGGCTCGTAGGTCTCGCCATCGATCGAGACCTCGTCCTCGGCGCTGGTGTAGCGCCACGTCTTCGAACCG